AGGCTGAGGCAACAATGGCGGTTGAAGTAGTTACCACCACATGATTCCAGGAGCCTGTTATTAAGGCGTTACTCAATATTCCATTAACATAGATAGTAGGCGATGTGATATTGGCTGTGGTAACGTCGGCATTTGAAATAGAGATTGTTGAGCTTCCATCAAAGTCTATAAGAGAGCCAGAGGTTAATGTTGGCTTAACCCAGAACGAAACGGACTTAATACTTCCAAGTGAACCTAAGCTTATTACAGAAGAGCTTCCATTAAACTGCATTTCTTGGCCGTCATGAATAAGCTCTGCTTTTGTAATAGCTGTAGGAGTATAAGTCCTACTATTCTTCCTGTCTTGCGCCCCGCCATCAAAACCGTCAATCCAGGCTACTACATCGTGGATTGTGTCTCCTGATGGAATACTATTTTTTATCACATTGCCCTCTTTAAGCTGTATTGATATTTGTCCAAGTCATAGTGCGCATACGATTGGCAATTTGTTCCATCGTAATTGAAACAACATTATCGGAGCCAACGCCATCGGCGTTAGACATATTAAGCGCCGTAACTTCGAAAACGTTTAAAATATTTCCCTCTTCTTTAAAGGCAATTTCTCCGTTTAAACCCGTCAAGCTATCGGCTGTTGATACCATCTTAAATCTACTTTCACTAGATGGTTCAAACTCAAATCCGTCAGTACAAGTAACCTTCCCACCTCCAGGACGACCAACAAAGATACCCCCTGTTCCTAAGTCAGTAAAGTCTAGCAAGAAGGTTTCATTTGTTGTTATTACGTGTTCAATTCCATCTGAATCGATATATTTCTGACCCGCAACATCTAGGGTCCAAGTTTGGTTTGCAGCGCTCATTAATAAACTCCTTGTGTTTGAGGTTGTTCAGGCGCAGTCATCGGTGCTTGAGGTACTTGTCCTGGTTGTGGTTGTCCACCCTGCTGGCCTGAATATATTTGAGACATAATGCCTTTTATTTCTTCCTCTGATTTCATTAAATCCTCATAGTCCTGAATTTCTGCAGCTCTTAGGGTTCTCTTAACGAGTTCCTTGATGTTGAAGAGTATTTGAAGTTGAGGCGTATTAACTACTACAGTTAATAACTCTTTTAACTTCTGAAGGGTCTCTAAAGACTTAGAGAACTGTGTCATACCATAAGCCGAGAAATCATAGCCAGAGTCACCAGCCTTTGCAATCTTATTAAAATCTAGCTTTGAAACTTGCTGTTTAATTGGCTCACCAGTCAGTGGGTCTTGGCCAATAATGATTTCCTTAGTCCCGATGATTCTATCCACAATAGACTGGCTAAAAAACTTTGGATTAAATAGAATCTTAAACATGCCTGCAAGCAAAGGCTCAATGTAATCTCTCTCAATGAATCGGGCAATCTTTAAGAATCTATTATCAATCATAGCGAGCTTAGCTTGATATTCTCCGAGCGTTTCGCTCCCCCCACCACCAAGCTGTGGTGCGCCTTGCACCTGTCTTAACACTCCTGTCGATTCCTGATTAAATTGGTCAAGAACGGTCAAGCCTCGAATAACCTCTCCGAGCGCTGATATTCCCTGACGAGTAAGTAAGACTGATTCTCTAGGGTTGCCCTTCATCTCCCAAACAGCCATTGGTCTATACTCAATAGATGCAGGATTCTTAATTTTTGTTACGTCAACGATAGCAATATCCATACTACACATCTTGAGGGAGTCAAAGCCTAGATTTACCAAGCTGTTAGTCAGCTCTTGTAAGTCGACTACGTTATCTAAGAACCCCAGACCGTAGAAGTCGTACTTTCTTGGTTTGATGCGACATGAGAAGAAAGGCTTAAAGCCGTACTCGTTTGGGACATTTCTAAGCACGATTCGGCCATTAGCCACAGTAATAATCTTCTCCGAATACTTCTTATCAGAGCCTTTAATGCTCCCCCAATATTCAACAAGATTAACCTCCTTGTATTTTGGATCGATAGAAACATCTGTGCCATCGATTCCCTTGACAGTAACTAACGCTTGCTCCGAGATACTGCGCCCAGCATCTTCGGCGTCATCAAGTAGAGCTTGTATTGCCTCTTTAGAGTAAATGGACTTATCGCTTTCGACATTGTTGATTAAATCCTGAAGAGGGCGCTTATACTCATCAATAATCCACTTGGCGTTTTCTAGCTTATGTCCACAATTTGGGTCAAAGGTTAGATTATATACTGAGCGCCATACAAAAGTTATTCCTGTGCGCTGAGGATTACACAGTATTTTAATAAAACTTGTACCTGGCCCTGAACATGCCTCATTTAATACAAAGTCATTCTCTATATAAAAGTCACCACGATTAAAAATATTATCAAATAAATCCTCTATAGCTGCTTCTTCGTCTTTGTCCCGTTCTTCAGTTCCTGTAATCCCATAGAATCGTTTAGAACCAAAGAGCATCTTGTCGAGATAAGCTTGAGCAGTCTCGCTAGTCTTTGACTGTTGAGGTACAAATACCTTACTCTGCCAATCCTCTTTTTTGCTCCACGCTTCTGGATGCTCGCATCTAATCTGCGCTTCGATATCATCCCATCTTGTTTTAAACTGAGTGCGATACTTGTCTCCTGACTGTTGACATTCATTCACATAAGCGAGGATGTCGGCGTCTGGATTAGGCTTGGCTTCAAGCACAGCTTTCGAGCCATCTTTGTTAGCTTTTACTTTCTTATACGTTTTCGTTACATTAATCTTTTGTTTCAAATGGCTCCTTTGTTACTTTCTTGCAAGCATGACAATATGCTCCATCTTCCATTTTATGATCTATGATTGCCCGCCCGCAATCGCAGTAATAATACATCACCAGCCAGCTGCTCCAGAAAAAGAATGCTTTCTATTAAATTTAATTTCTTCATTAGTCTCAAATTCTTGACTATTATGCAATCCCCACAATCCATATACAAACGCATCCGCTTTGTCTGGAGAGCGGCCTAGACGTTTTTTAGTCTCCTGCTTTGGTTCAAGCTGTATCAGCCCATTTGAGTTAATCACTTTATATCTAACAGATGTTAACTGACGTTTAAGCTCTGCGTCTGTAAAATATTCAATTTCTCTACGCTGCATAAGTTCCAATACATACCACCACATCTCTGCCCGGCGATTATAGAATCTATCATCTGTAGACGATTCTGCGGAATTTACAGCAAGCACTGTTTGGCCAAGCTCTGATAGTCTATCAACAACGCCTTTGCCTATTCCTATAGAGTCAATAGAGTATGACTTCGTTTTATACTTTGCGCCAAGAAGCATCAACTCACCGACTATTTTCATAGTATCGTTAAGATGTAATTCTTTTTCTTCAATTACTTTTGTATTCTCAAATACATAAACTTGGCAAACATCACCGCCTTGTGACGGGTCGCATGAGATAATGCGCTTAGTAAATAAAGGCTGTTGAAATACATTTTTTAGTAATTCAATATCGCTTGGCCTTATAACTGTAAATTCATCTCCAGCTAAGAAGTCACACTCAAACTCTTGTTTATAGAGAATTTCAGGCATTTCTTTTTTTGCTTGAATTAATTCTTCCGATGGAATAATCCCCGATTCGCTTGCTCGAAGAATTGATTTATACCAGCCTTCCCAAGAGTCTGCTTGGCTCCAATATTCATAAGCATGATTTAAACCTTTTGGAGTATAAGCAAATATCCCCCAACGGTCTTTAGAATGAGTTAGAACTGGGCGCAAAATTTCTTCCCATATTTCACGTTTGCACAATGCAAATTCATCTATAAATACTCCTCTATAATCTTTTCCTCTTACTGCATCCGGATTGTCTGCGCCTTGAATTGCAAGAATAGATTTATTTTTAAACTCTACAATTAATTCTGATTCATTTTTGCGCTTAACTTCCCAATGAGGTAAATATTTATCTAGCATATTTGGGTCAGTCCAAATAATGCCTTTGGCTTGTGTGTAAGTAGGGGCGATAAACCCATAAACTTGGGAAGGATTTTTGACACATTCTCGAATGAGAAGATTAAGTCCGAATGTAGTTTTTCTTGCTCTACGATGCCACATGAGAAGGGCAAAGCGGAAAAGTTGAGCATCAAATAATTTGATTATCCGAAGTTGTTCTCTGTGAAGTTGATTCGAGAATGCTTTCACGGGAACATCCAGGCTCTGCGTATTGGATAATATTTGTAATTCTGATTTGTTGGTTTTGATTTGCTTCTCCGTCGTGTTCTTTTCTTAATTCAGAAAATACGTCTAAAACATCTTTTGACTTTGATAAATTATCTCCGAGAGAGTCCGCAATTTTATTCAGCCGGATTATTCTTTTTTGCTTCTCAAATTCTTTATTGGATTTAAGTAAATCCCGATTATCATAAATTATCTGACTAACACGAGTTCTAGTGATTCCAAAACGTTTACCAATTTCTTCCATTGTCTTGTAATCTTGAGCCCACATACGACAAATTTTGAAATCACGGATTTTATGGCGGGTTTTAACTTCTTTGGGTAATATCATAAATATATATAAGCATATTAGTAGGATAAGTGTCAAGAGAATTCTATTAACAGCGTTTTCCAACTTAACAATAATAAAACATTATAGGACATTGGATTTTTACTTGTTTAAAGGCGTTTGTAGTAGAAATCTCCTTCGGCATTTTTGACCTGATTGTTAATAGTACGATATTTTTGATATTTAAGAAGAAAGTGCTTGACGCCATAATATACATGTGTTACATTATGACCATGAACAAGAACCCAAGATTATCGATTGAGTTAAAAGACGCCCAAGAGATTCAGCTAAAGAATCAAGTACGGTCAATTGCTTTGGCTAATGGGACTAACTTACACGATATTATTATTAAAGCGCTTTCGGAGTTTTGCGCTAAGAATAAATGATTTTTCTTGTTGACTATTCTTGTGTAGTATGTTACACTTGTAACAGATAGAGGAAGTAAACAGCCGAGAGGCAAAGGGGGAAGAGATGAAAATAGTTCAAGTTGTTTGGGGAAGCGAAGACGGCAATTTAGGCGTTTATACCTCGTTCAAAAAAGCTTTCCAAAGAGTAAAACAATACCTCGAACAAAACGGTGACCATTTGAATATGGGTCTCAAAGAAGCTAAAGAAAACCGTTACCATATTACTACTGGAAACGATAACAGCTATTGCACTATTACCGAATTTCAAGTGAATCTGTAACCGCCTAAGGGCATAACAGGGGGA